AGCATTCAGATCAATGGAAAGTGTCGGCATTGAGTTCCCAACCTCCTGCTTCAGTTCGAAGCTTCTTACTCCCTCAAGTTTGTGACCGTCCACAAGGATTTCTGTAAATACTCCCTGTTCCTGCTCAACCTGATGGATTTCAATTTTTGATGCTTTCATACGGCTCCTTTCTATTGTTTTTCTTTTCTTATCTACCTATAATGTATTTACAGGCACCGCCATGCCGAGTAAATGAAAGGAGATAGGAATTTTGTTATTACTTCCATACGTAGATGGTCTTTTCCGATCCGGTGAAAAAGTAACTGAAACTACTGTTTTCACCTGCTGTAATTGCAACTCTAAAAGAACTGTAAAACCCGGTAAGATCATCCCTAAATGTTCAAAATGTAACGACTACACCTACTGGTTCAAAATCGTAACGCTTTGATTGCTTTCAATGTCTGCGAACATTGTTTCCGGGTGGTATTCATCCTTTAAATCACTGTTTGCATAGTCGATGGATTCCACTTGGAAGCAGATGTTTGCTCCATTTTCAGTATTAAATACTTTCAGGTATTTTTTTCCTTTCTTGGAAAAGCACACCACCCGGGTCTTATCTGGAACTCTAACAACCCGTGGTGAAAATAAACATTTCAAAAATCGCTTTGGCATGATTTTTCTCCTTTCTTAGTCGCTGTTCGCGATTTCAGTTTCCTGTCCCAGAAACTTATTCACGAAATACAACTGTCCCTTTCCACTGACTTTTGTCGTGCGTGTGATTCTTACTGAACCATCTGGATTCTGAACATTAGATTCTTTGATTTCAAATAATCCCTGCTCAACGTATTTCTGTTTTGGCATATTTCGTGAACTTCCAGAAACCATCAGATAGCCATTGTCTCTCATCCACTGGAACAATCGTTTCTGTCCTATCTGGTATCCGTTCTGACAGATAAGTTTTGCCAAGTCTCCGATAAGAATTGATGTGTGACTTGCAGATACTGCATCTGCGAAAATTGTTTTCGGTCTATCAGCTTCAATTTTCTCCGCAAGAGACTTATTTGTATCTTTCAACTTCGCAATCGTCTGGTCCGCCATCTTTAATGCTCTGGCAAATACCTGTTCCGGCGTGTTCCAGGCTTTTTCGAGATCGATGAGATACTGTCGGCATTCTTTTCCTTTTTCAGTTCTACTTATAAGGCAAATGTGTTTCGCCATATCTACTGATAAAGAATAATCCTGTATTTCTCTGTGCGCTCCGTTATTTACAACCGTACTTGAAAGTGCACTTGTAAAATCTTCGTTTTCAACGAATCCCTGAGAGTTTGTTTCGAACCATGCCGAAAATCGCTTACTGATTTCAAGAGAGTTATATAAATCTCTTGCTGATACAGTCGGTTCTTCGCCATTGTAATTAATTGGTATTAATTCGCTCATGCGTCTCCTTTCTGTGGTATACTCTCCTTATGGAAAGGAGGTGTTTGTTTAATGGTGTATTCTGGTTTTTGTGTAAAACAGAACAAGGATTATTTTGTCGAATTTACTCAAATTTCCGTTTCTTCTTTAGAAGATAAGAGTCCAAAATCTATTAACGGAAGATTAAAATGTAAATATGCCGGTTTTACAGGTTGTTGTAATCGTGCCAGCGATTGTTCAATTCTGCAAAATCTCAGTAAGTAATCCTCACGGCTCTCTGAAATATGGGAGCCTATTCTTTTGTGCCAAACTCAACGGACGTTTCCTGTCCTTTGAATTTAATACTTTCGATTTCTCCGATACCTTTCTGGTTCACCTGTAAC